CAAGCATACGATGAAGAAGAGGCAGTAAAATTAGCATCACATACACGGCAATGGGAAGAACTTAGCTTTCCTGTTACCTGTTTTCAAGTGTTTCCTAAAAATCCAACAATAACTAAAGTTTAGGAAATAATTGTTGCTCTAAAATATCTACTGCACGATCATCTAATGTATTCGTAGTTTGCTTGCAGATCGCACGAAGCAAATCTACCACCAAGCGTTTTACAGCAGTCGTAGAAAAGAACTGCAAAAGCAAGGGTTTTAGGATTTTTAACATAACATTAAGTACTAATACTTTACAACATATCAATATTTGTTACGTTTGTCATAGCTGCCTTACAAAAAAGTAGTGGTCAGCTGCTATCTCCTCACACATTAAGGCAGTTTTCTTTATATGGAAGAACAAGAAGAAAAAGAGGGTACGGATTGGGCTGAAATTTTTGGTCATGCTGTCCGATTTATGATTCTTTGCTGGTCGCTTGCAATGATGACTCTTGGATACATGGACAAGATCCGTAATGATGGAGCGTTTTTAGCTGGTCTAACAAGTGGGGTCTTAGGCAGCTATGGTATCTCTGTTAACAAAAAGAAGCCTAGTAACGCTGCTAAAATAGTAGACAACAAAGACACTAACGTAGGTATTAAATGAAAAAACTCGCACTACTTTTTCTCCTGGTTGCAACGCCTTGCTATGCAAATGGCACACCTTCTTGGACTACTGGTTCTAGCAATAGAACTGAAAATATTACTCAGACAATAACTCGCAGTATCGTAACTGAAAAATATGGTTCTGCTTTGAATACTTATGAAGCTACAAATATAACTGTAACTTCAGACACAAGTGGAGGAATTACAGCTACAGATGCAGTATTTACTCCAACAGATAGTACTGCTGAGTGGACTTTAAGCACAACTACAAGGGCTGCTGGTGCATTAACAGAACAAATTACACAGAATGATACGATCACGACTACAAGCGTTATTACTAGCTTGTCTGTGTTTAGTCAGTAATCAGGTAAAAGCCGAAGGCGATACAAACGTACAGGCTCAACCAAATGCGATTGGTAATTCTAGTATTATCAATCAGAATATGAATATTAATAATGGAATGACAGGTAAACAACAGTTTGGAAATTTAGTATGTAGCCAACCAACTATGGCAATAACTCCTTTTTATACAGGTAATGATGCACAGGGAGAAGAAACATATAGCATCAATGAAGGTTGGGGAGTACAAATGTCTTTTATGATTCCACTAGGAGATAATCAAACCTGTAATGAATTATCCAAAGTGAAGCTAGAGTTAGCCATAGAAGAACTAGACAAGCAAGTGCATGATAAACAGCTAGTTCGTATTTTGAAATGTAGTCAGCTTCACGCATCAGGCTACATGATAAACCCTGAGTCTAAGTTCGCATATATTTGTAATGATGTAATCAATATACGAAGTTATGTAAAAGCAAATAAAGAAAAATTTAAGTAGCTAGTTTAGACACCACATAGTACAGGTATGTGAACTCTAGCTACCTTTATTATTATCCATCTTTTCTTTTATATTTGCGACTTCTTTTTTAAGAACTTTAGTAAATATTTTCTTAAATATTTTCTTGATAAAAGCTAATACTGATTGCATAGCAATTCCACCTGCCACGCTCACAATACTTGCAGTTCCAGCAGCGATCACAGAGGAAGCAATGACCTCTGGCGCAGGTATGGGCATTTCACCGAAAAATGGTAAATTAAACGTAGCTATTCCTTCTTCATTTGATAAAGTTTCTGTGGTTTCTGGCAGGTCTTTCGGTATTGTCTCTGGTGTTACTCCTGACACTTCCTCCGTTGAAGATGCTTTTTCTTCTTCAACAGAAGATTCCTGATCTCCCAAACCCGACTCTACCTGTTCCAGACTTGGAAGAAGTAGAGGATCTAGATATGGAACTTCTGCCACAGGTGGATAAAAAATTGTTGTAGGTGGAATGAGAATATAGTCTGTATCTGGTAAATCAGGCAGATTTATATCCATTTACTTTTTCTTTTTCTTTTTCTTTTTCGCTAAGAGTTTAAAATCTTTGCGTGTTATTTTGCCATCTTTGTTAGCATCTATTTTTCTTTGATTTCCTTTAAGTGGCATCTGATTCAGGGGTAGTTCTATCTTTAATGATAGCTGTTAATTCAGTAAACCTTGTTTGACATTGCTTGACAACTTCTTGTGCTTGGTTGTGTCTGTTAACAACATCTTGTAATTCTGCTTGCAGTTCTTCAAGAGTAGGTTTTGACATAAATTAATTTTAGTTATCCAATATTACTAAGCTGCTTCTAATGCTGCAACTTTAGTTTCTAATACTTCAATCTTAGCAAGCATCTGTTGTATCACAGATATATACATTGCATCATTAGTTCCTAACTTAGAATCTTTCGCAATATTTGTACCATCATCAGCTTTTATTATTGTTAAATCGGGGTTTTTATCAGTTAAAGTTTCATCAAATAATTCGTAGTCACCTACAAGTGTAGAATCTACTGCTTCTATTTCTTGTGCTACAAACCCTCTTACCTTTGATTTATTACCATGTAACTCTGGATTTATCCAATCAAATATTTTGGGTTTAAACTGTTTAAACTTACTTAAATCATAAGTAAAATCAACAATATTTTTCTTTAATCTAGAATCTGATAAAGAACCTATAGAAGTATCATCTGCTTTTAAATCTCCATTAGCTTCAATTCTAAATCTTTCTACATTATTTGTTCCTAACCTTAATTTGGCATTTTCTGTATTAAAGAAAGTTGCAGCGTTATTGCCACCAGCTACAGAAGTTGCAGAACCTGCTATCTGCATTTGTATTCCATGCAATGAACTGGTATTCATTTTTAGTCTTATTACAGAAGTAGCACCAGCACCACCATAAGCTGATGAAAATGTTGCTACAACTGCGTTAGCCCCTGCTGAAAAGGTACTATCATTACCACTTACAGCTATACCTGTACTTGTGGTTGCAAGTTTTAAAGTGTTGTCGAAAAAGAGTTCACAAGCTCCATCGACATTAAAGTTTGCTAGTGTTTCAGAATCTGCTTTAGTTATACGAACACTATTACCATTAACTGACGCAAGCCTTAATTCACCAGTACCATTGTCTGAAACATAAGAGTTACTTCCATCGTGATAAAGCTGTAAATCATTACTATTTCCAAGTTTGATAATAGCATTATCGTCCATTTGGACATGACCATCTATAAACACTCCGTATGATTTAGTCTCAAATTTTTTACTGTTGTCGTGATATAACTCTACGTTTCCATTTTCAGAAGCTACTATCATATTTTCATTACCAGCAGCATTTTTAACTGCAAAAGCAGAACTAAGTACGTTTAAATTTCCTGTACCAGAATCTTTTATGTAGCTATTAGAGCCATCGTGATAAATTTCTAAATCATTACTAGAACCAATTTTTAAACCACCATTATCAGGAAATGCTAGATAGCCTTCGACATAAGCACCAGTACTCATTGTCTCAAACTTTTTACTGTTGTTGTGATATAGCTCTACGGCTCCGTCTGGAATAGCCTTAAGCAAAAATTCATTATTACTTTTTTTATATAAGTTTATTCCAGTATCAGATCTTAAAGCTAAAATTCCTGTGCCAGTTTCATCAATTAAGGAATTTGCTCCATCATGATAAATTTCTAAGTCATTACCAGTACCAAGTCTTATTTTCTCGTTATCAAGTAAATCAATAGGTTTAGCTAATTTACTAGATGCTATCGCTGCACTTGCATTTATATCTGCGTTTAGCAAGCTGCCATCTTTGACACCATTTGTTGATACTTGTGTTAATGCCATAGGTATTTAGGAATAGATTTTCTTACCATCTACTATAGCTTTATCTATAGCAGTAAAATTTTCGCTAGTCCAGATAGATGTAGTATCATCGGTTTTTTTGTAAGCCTTAATAATTTCTAGATGCTCTACATTACGTTTAATCTTGTCTTTAAAATCATCATCAGTTTCATCTGATCCTTGAGCAGTACCGATAACAGTTACGCTATCACCAGCAGCAGAGAAAATTGCTGCAATTTCATCTGCGGTTTTTTCTTCCATGATAAAAAGGTAGTTAGTTACAGTTTACCCTGCTTCGAGGGCTGTGACTTTTGCGGATAGTTCTTTGATTGCGTTTACAAGTATTGGTATTAAATGTGACCCTTGATATTTTAAAGAATCTTCATCTTCATTATTAATAATTACAGGATTTGAACCTTCCAAAGCAAGAATATCTTGAGCTAAGAATCCGTATTTTTTATCACCATGCTTTTCATCAGAACCACGTTCTTTTGTAAACCAGAATGATTTAGGTTTAAGTTGTTTTACAAAATCTAAGCCAGTTGTAAT